TCCGCCACGATAGTCGAATCGTTGAAACTGATTACGACCCAGTCTGCATAAATCGCGCAGCCGACCATCAACATTTTGATTGGGAAATAATCCCTACTCTCCGCCTTACAGATTACCACATCGTCCTTTCGTGCCTCAAACTTCCACATAGAAACCTCCTTTATGCCTGAATCCCCTCGTTTTTCTCTATGGGAATCGTTAGAAATTTCTCCAGCCACTTCTTGAAGCATTCGGGGGAACACCCATATCCCCGTTCCTGCACTCTGACAGTATCTTTTCCAACCTGAAAATTGAGCACATTTGCGCCTATGCTACCTTGTGCGGCGTTGAAGAAGTATTTATCTATCAAAATTGGTTTTCCACACTCAACACATAACACTTCTAACATCATCATCTTTCACCTCCCTTTGCGGCTCAGCCGCGGTTACTTTATTTGCGGAATTGCTACTCCCGCTCCTTTCTTGCAAACTGAGCACCCCCATTCTTGCCGCTGTTCGTTGCAAGTGTATTTCATTTCCTTTTTGCAAATAGGACAGAACCGTTTTTTACCTATTTGCGCCATTATCTTCTTGAAGTAATCGGACATTGCCATCACATACCCCCTTTGCGATAAAAGAATCCTGCGCCCTGGACGAGAATCAGGGACACAGCGTGAGCCGTGTTCTTTTCGCAGGACTTATTGTTTTCTGTTCTCGTCATTTCTCGCCCTTCTTTTCTCGCCCTCAACTATGAGAAGTATATCCTATATATCGGCAATGTCAAGAAGAAAATTCAGAATTTTTTTCCTGCCGCAAGCCTTATATTTGCTGCGTTTGCGGGTTTTGGGCAAAACTATTTTTTCTGACGGCGAATGCGCGGCGTAAAAATAGTTCTTGACAATCACTTTTTGCAGGTTATATTTTCAGTTGCAAGGTCGGGGCGTAAGCCAATGGATGCGCAGTAGTGCATCGGAGAGAGCGCAACTCGCAAGCGCTCTCTTTTATTTCAGAGAGGCGTGAAAAAAGCCTTGACAACTACTTTGGGCGAGTTATAGTTCAGGCAATCCGTTATTGCCCTGTCTGCCAACGGAGTTTGGATGCGCGGTGGGGTGCATCGGAGAGAGCGCAACTCGCAAGCGCTCTCTTTTATTTCAGGCAGGCGTGAAAATAATTTTGGTTTTCCCCTTGACAAATCCTTTGCGTCATCATATAAAGATAACAACAATCGTAGAAGGAGTAGTAGAAAATGAAAGTCTTACAAAAAGCCGTTTGGGGTTCAGAAGGCAAATACTCCGAGCCGCGATTGTTACCCACGCGGCTTTTTGTATGCCTATCGGCTCCGCCGAGGCGTATCGTAGGCGCAAAGTAAGCGTGCCGAATAGCAGCCAGTCCACGACAGACTGACGCTCGCTGTGAAGTAAAGGCGAGAAAACAAAAATGCGCAGTTGTCAGTTCGCGAAAATTTCGCAAATCTTTTTCCTTCTAAACTCTTCCTTTTTTCAGGGTTTTTTAGCATTGGAATTTGTGCGAACAACATAATTTGCCAATTACGGCGAATAAAAAAGGGCGGGTGTGTATGTTTTGGACATCGGAGATACTTCACCTGCCCTATCGGTAACCTGCAATATCTTCTATATGCTGCCTCCTTTCACAATTTGCCGTTTTGCGATGATTCGCCGTGCCGTCTTTGGCTTCACACGAGTAAGAATGCCATCTATGCCAGCGGGATTCGCGGCTACCGCATCTTCCAGTTCCTTGCGTTTGGAACGCTGCGAAAGCCATTGCTGTGCGAGCGCGAGAAAGATAGTCAGCGCCGAACCGCCGCCGAGAAGTGTTGTGAGAAGCGAACTGCTTATAGAAGGAAGAATCCAGTCAGACGCTATATGTGAGATAGTGCGATTTACCGTTTGCGGCGTTATCAGTAAGCGTGGAGCGCCATATTTCTCCAATGCGGTCTTTGCTACCAGTTGTGCACTCTGCGTGTCACCTGCGGTCAGGCAGGCGGCAATCTGGGCATAGCCTTCCCGCATAGGCTCGCTAACGCAGCCTGTGAGTAGAATCAGAATTATTACTGCTAATCCGAGTATCACGAACCACAGAAAAGTTCTGTCGCGTTTCACCTTTTTTAGTCTTTCAAGTGTATTTGCCAGTTGATAACAAGCAATAGTAGAGGCAGGTGGAACATAAGGTCTATTACCTGAACAATCGTTTTCCACGAGGGTAAGCGCCTCGCTGGAGAGTTCTTCCCAAGCCCGCAATTCAGTCCAGAGTTCCTTGTCACCCTTTTCCTGCTCGCTCATTTCACCCTCCCTCTACCTGAATACCAAAGCCGCAATACCCGTGACCGCGCCGATAACTGCTATGAGAATCCAAATCAATTTTCCCGCGCCGATGCCTTCCGAATGCGAACCTTCAAGTGAAGTAACCCGCTCTTCTATCTTCTCTATCTTCACGCCATCTAAACCTGCAAGAACTTCCTTGAGGTCACCTATACTGCCGAAAATCTGCTGATGCTCCTGCCGATTCTCTGTGCGATTCACTTCTGCTGTCTTTTTGATTTCCTGCAATGCCGCGCCTATTTCTTCAGAAGTCATTTTTCCTCCCGCAAACTTTGCAATTTCCCAAAACCGTGTGAAGTGTGGTCGTGTAGCAATCATAACAATACTTGTCAACTTCACCCTCATTCTTGAAGGGTTGCCCTACTGCTGTTTCGCACGAAGGGCAATACCAGAAATCCAAACCTGTGCAATTCTGCCGCCGTTCTAACTTCACGTTTTTATGCTCTGTGAGGCTACAAAAAGGGCAGAATATATCTTGCTCACTCATTTCGCATCCTCAAAAAAAGAGTCCGCCTTTGTGCAGAAGTGAGACCTTCCCACTTCCGGGAGTTCAGATAACATTGGAGTTTCACAGGCGGACTCTATTGGATTATCCCACCTTCAACGGCGCAGATACTGCAATCGCTATTCCCGCCTCTTCGCACTTTTTCAGTTGGTCTTGAACCTGCAATAGCGCCTCGTTCATCTGCGCCATACGCCCTGCATAGTTCTTTTCAAGGTCGGCTTTCTGCCCTATGATTTGCTTTTCAAGTTTCTGCAAATCTGTGACCTTTACGATGTCCTGCCTGACGACCGTCATCGTGCGCACCACCTGACCCTCAACTCCTTCAACTTTCTCAATCTTCGTCTCAACCGTTTGTGGCATCTTTCTCTCCTTTCGTTATGAGGATGCCGTCTGTCCAGACTTTTCTAATACTGAAAGTATAGCGGCAATTCTTGTTATGCAAGTAGCAAGGTCTGTCGCATCAATAATATGTCCGGGTTGTGCAGTAGTCGGTGTTACTCCCCAGAATCCCCCTCCACCCTGAAATAGACCATCGTTAGCAACAATGTTGCCCGTAGAGACAACTTTTATCGCAATGCAGAAACACAAACGACCTCTAAATGTATTGGAAGGAGTAAAGGTCAGTTGGCCAATGGGGGATACACATTTGAACACATCTCGATAGATTCCACTTACCTCTTCTATAACTGAAACATCATCAACTGAAAGACGCGCTGTATTCGTAGTCAAAAATTGAAGAGTTCCCGTTGATTCAGCAATAAATTTTTCTGTATATGTTCCGTTAGCACTCCTTATTGTCAATCCTACTCCACCGCAAGTTGGAGTTACGCTTCCAGCCGTTCTGTTTTTTACCGTGTATGTGAGATAATATCTTTTACCTACTTCCACTCCTATATCTTGTTGCAATAGTCCTGTTCCGTTAGTTGCGTGGTCTGCCTCGTGATTCGTGGCATCATAACTCCAGTCAGTTCCATATGTCCAAGTTCCCGCAGCGCCAAAATCTCCATTCACAACCTTTTCGATACCAGTTATCGAAATTGTCTGTCCAGTTACACCACCAAGTGAAATTACTACATCGCCTGTTTGTATTGTCGTTGAAAACCACTTATGATATATTATCCAAGTTTCACCACTTGCAGGAGTGAAGTTTGTGCATACCAAAGTCTCTGTTCCGTTCTCATAATGTTCTACATAATGGTCAAGAGAATACTCATAACCCCACTGCCAATGTGCGCCCAAAATCCAGTCCGTAGTTCCTGTAAAGAAGTCCCAGTCAATTCCCGTCCGATTCGGGGTTGCTATTCCAACTACCACATCGCCGTAGCCTGTGATGCGCAAGCGTTCTGTTACATCATTTCCAAACAGCGTTTTCAGCGAAAGATAGCCGGATTCGTTGATACCAGCACTTCCATTCCAGTTATCAGTTACTTCCTGACCAACTGCAATTCTTGCGCCAACAACCTCAAAGGGATAATTACTCCAATATCCCAAAGCAATAGCCGCCTCCGAACCTTCAGGAACCGTTGGAATATGAATATCTGTAAAACTGAAAATATCTATAACAGTTCCATCCGCACCTTCTCTCCTTGCTGCCCATAAACCCGTCAAATAACCAAGAGTGTTCGCGTCATAGCCCAAAGCAACCTGCGAATTCACGCCGTCAAAGGAAAAGGCTGCTAATTGCGCGGCAAAGGCAGGGTCATAACCAAAGACGGAAGCATCGCCGTAAAACATAGAAATCTGAAAAAAGGAGGTATTATACCAGACCCAAGCGTGAGAATCGGTCGTGGAATCTGCCTGCCAAATATGATACCGCGTTCCAACAGACGGATTCGCGCTATCAGGTGCATAGAACTTCATCCACGGCGCGTAGGTATCGCCCATCTCCAGATTCAAGCCGTCAAAAGTAGGACTGTTAGGAGTCAGTATCATTCCAACAAACGCGGGACTGTCTGTAGTTGCCACGCCTTGATTCATTCCCACCGCATAGGTATTCGCAGAATACACAGGGTCAGTTTCAGCATCCAGATAACCCGCATCATTTGCGAAGATTGACACATTCGGCGGAAGGGCAAGCCAAGCCGCAAAGACAGGGTCTGACTCGGAAGGAATGTCACCGTTATGCAGAAGTGTTCTTGATGCCGTCCCATCGTAAAACTTCAAGTCTGCGCCGTGACGCACTAACTGACCCGTAATAGTAGGCGCGGCAGCATTGTCGGCAAACTTCGCTATCTTCAAACCAAGTGTGTCAAGAAGATAATCGTAAGTGAGCGCAGAATCACCTTTGATATAATCATCGTCGTTGAACAGAACCTCTGTATCATTACTTCTATATCCCACAACCTCCGCCATCATCACATCAAGGTCAAAACTTGGCATTTTATGTCGCTCCTATTTTATGAAGAAATAGCGGTTGTTCTAACCACATATCACCAAAACGCTCACCAAACTCATAATGAGTGCTTGATACTGGGGTGTTGAAAACAAACCCACTGAGGTGGTCGCCACCAATTATCACACTCTGCACTTTAGTTGCCACACCACTTGTATTATAAGTAGTTGCTGACACACCATAGGCGTTTGAGCGGGGACTACCGGGAAAATCCTGCAAAATCGTCCACTGAGCAGTATCCATAAGATTGGCAGGATTCAGGATAAACTTATACATTGACGAGAGCCGATGAGCAACGGTATCGTTGTTCCCCAAGCCGGTAATACCATAACCTTGCTGACCATTCGCGTAAGCACTGGCATATTCCCTGCCAATACCTGGAGGCGCGGCAACTTCCGCCCAATCATATGCACTTTTTGGCGCTCCATACCATTTTAGTTGATATGCTTTAGTGGCATATCCAGCACCACCCACTCCCCACATTACATACATTGCGCCATCAAGACTAAAAGAGGATGCATTATATCTTATCACGGTAGCATCAGGAATCGGCGGTAATGCTGCCCAAGTTCCCTGATTTGGAAGTCCATTTGGATGAGGAGTAAATATGTAGAAATCTTTACCACAATCACCGCCGCCTACAACTAAATGTTCTACACCAGAAGTGTCTATTACAACACCTGCCACACCGGACGCAAAATACTCAACGGGAAAGTCGGTTTCCCTTTGCCAGTAATGTTTTGGCGTGTCTGCATTATAGGGGTCTAAAACATATACGGTATTAGTTGGTATTCCCGGCGGAACTACGCCTCCAATGCTATAACCCAGAACATCATACCGTTGTTGTCCTGCATTCCATTTTTTGGTAGAGCAGGAAGGCGCTTGAAATCTACCTACGAAGGCTTCGGAAGACCACGCATATTTATCATACCGCCAGACTACATTGCCGTATTTATTCCTATCTGCCTTACCACAGTCAGTATTTACAGGTGTAACCGTCCAATCCTCTATTGGATAAATGAGGTTTTCCCACGGAGAAAATCCACCTACGCCAAACTTCACCAGACAAGTCCCATCGTGTAAGTCAAACGCTAACATCCCCGCTCGTTCCAAAAAGTATTGGTCTGCCGTTGCTTGAGTCACATCACGAATGCGGAAAATTTGCGTGAAGGAACTCGAACAAGATAGATAATAAAATGGCGGTGTTGCGGTTTTTACGGTCGATATGACGATTTTATCAGTCAGATTTATGCCAGGAGTGATAGCAGGGTCTAATGTGCCATAATGCAGGGTATCAATGTAGGCAGCACTGTAACGCTTATTCGCCGCGCCTATATTGTATGTCACATCCGCCGCAGGCAGAATCAACCGCGTGGTCAAGATGCTATCTGCCACATCAAGGTCAAGAAACTTGAAGTAACCTGTCAACCAACGTTTAGCACTACTGCCAATATCGTAAGTAATTGTTGTGACAGATATAAGTGAGGCGTCAATTACCCCCAGATAAGTTTTCAGTCGCGTTGCGTTGTAGTATTGCTCGTGGTCATCATCCGCCAGACCATCAAGCGCCAATCCGTGGTCAAGTTTGCCACCTATGCCGCTTCCTGACGACTGATGTGTATGGTCTATGGGTTTTTGCAAAGTTGCCAAAAGACCCGTGTAATCGGTCAGGTTGAAATTCTGTAGAATCTGATTTACGTGTTGAAGAACGCGCCTGACATCTTCAAACGAACAACAACTTGTCCAGATGTTTGAGTTCTGCTTTGCCACGGTTACTTATTTTCCTTTATAGGCAAAAACACTTTTTTCCGCTCCTCTGGTGACAGGTCACCTGTTGTTGGATACTCACTCAACTTCTCTTTACCAAGAGCCGCTCGCGCCGTCCCTGTCAGGAGTTTCAATCTCATACCTTCGTCTTTTACTTTGTTCCTTATGTTGGACATCCTATCAGCAATGTGGGAAAACTTGTGATATTCTCTTGCCAAATCAGGAGAGATTGGTTTTCGTTTTAGTGCCAACTGGCGTTTGGCGGAATCATATGCTTGTTGTAATTCTCTCCAACGGTCATTGAATTGTTGCACATCTGGTGTCAAACGTTCCTTTGTAAGTCGTTCAAATGATTGCAAGACGCTCTCAACAGGCAAACCTAAACAATATCCAGTTGATTTGGCTATATCTTCGATTGCTCTTTTTGCTGTATCCTCCCATTTTGTTTCATACTTTTGGGGACCTTGCTTGTAGTATTCGTCATTGATAGCCTGCGAAATTGCTTGTGTCAACTCCGTGGCAGCCTTTATTATTGTGTCTATTGTCGTTTCCCAGATATTTCCTCTTGTTGTTATCATAGCAGGTGCCACACCTGCGAGTGCCTTTTCCGTCCGATAGATAAACTGCGATATGAAGGGACCCGCGGCAGGCACATTACTTCCCAGTTCTCGCGCCAGTCCCCAAATATGTTCTTCTGGCTTTTTATGTTTGCGACCACTTATTAGAACTCCCAACCCTTCCCGAATAGCATAAACCATAAGGGCGTTACCAAGAGTAGGCACAATAATCTTGCCTGCCAATCGGACATAATCATTTACGGTCTTCCCGCTCTGACGCCATTCGGTTACCCCCTCAAGTGCTACATTCAAATTCTTGCTTATAGCGGAAGTAAATACCAGAAACGGTTTCATCCAAGGGTTTTTCAAGGAAAGATTGTGCAAAGTAGAGATTGTCAACGGGTCCCAAGTTGATTGCGTATCAGCGACAGCCTCTTCTGCCGTCTCTGCCGTATATTTCATCAAGGTATCGCCCGTCAATCCCTTTGCGACTCCCTGTCTTTTGGCGGCTTGCCAAGTAAGTCGAGTGGCAAAGTTATCTCCCTTTTGATATAGGTTCATAGACACATTCTGGGTTTTTGCGAGAGGTCCTTCTATACCCAAATAAGTTTCCAATGATGTCCGACTTGTCCCCGGCGTTATCAATTCGTTTCCTGTGGAGGTCTCTCGGTTATACAACAGGTCTGACCACTGCGATATTTCAGCATCTACATTTTTTATCAATGCCGGTATATTCTTCAAATCCGATAAGGCGGCAGTAACGTGTTTCGCTTCGATGTGACCAGAAACAAGTAGGTTGACGTAACTGATAGGTTGCATAACAAGAGTAGGCAATCGCAAGACAAGAATTCCCGTCTGTATGGTCCGCGTAATCTCTCTAATTGCCGAATCCAATTTATTTGTAGGCATAAAATCCAACCCCTGCCAACTGCGCACGAAATCCTCTAATTTCCGGATTATTTCAGTGCCTTCAGGTGTTGAATTTCTTATTGCTTCGCGCACACGATGGTCTTGGAGAATTGTGAGAGCATTCATTGTCGGTAATTCTTTTGCAGTATAAATCGCCATCCGGATCGCTTGTCTGCGGGTATTCTCTATCGCACCTTCAATCACAAAGGGGGCATTTGAAATGTGTCGGTCTTTGAATATACCCATATCGTGTGCATATCGTTCAATCCAATATGCTTGCACTTTATTTGGTTCTACTTTTCTATATTCGCCTTCGCGTTGACGATGGAAGTAATCAGCACGCCTGGGTAAGTCATAGTTATATTCTTTGACCCAAACTGGGTCAAGTTCCGCACGCATATCCCTATTGATAAAATTGCGTAGTTTGTATGCTATTTCCGTCTGTCGCGGAGTGAGATGTTGAATTAGCGCTGCAAAATCTTGAGGATACAGTTTGACCGGAAGTTTATGAGGGTCTCGACTGAAAGTAAAACCTTCCTGCTTTTTGCGCCAGAGTTCTCTTTGAGTGCTGGAGTCTTGCACATCCAAAAACTGTTCCATTATTTCGTTTGGCGTTACCTGCATTTCGGTAACTCGTTCACCCTTTGAATCCACCGCCGTAGGCAGTTCCACACGCACAACAGAATGCAACAATTCCTTATATTCTGCCTTTGTAGCGAGATTATCAAAGAATGTCTTGATTCTCCGAGTCAAACCTGCGGAGGTTCTTTCCCCTCCAAAGACTTTCGTCCAGAGAGCATCATATAATGCACCATTCTTAGGTGCTACCTTGCGTATCGTATTTTTATAGTTCTTCTGGTCATATATCAAAGCGTGGACAATCTTCTTCGGAGCAGAAATCAACCCGGCTTTCTTAGGCTCAACATATACCCCCGCTTTTGTCTTTTCACTTTGTGAAATCTTTTCAACTTCTGCCACTATCGCTTTTACTTTCGTCTCGTATGATTCCTCTGCGCGTCCTGCCAAAAGTTTATTTTTTTCAGCGCTTTGATGTATAAGTGACTGGATAGTTGTTATGATTCCGCGTAAATCTTCGGGCGCAAGGTCTCTGATATATGGTTTCCCTGTATCTGACAATCGTTCTTTTGCCTTGTCGATAAGAATCTGTGGCACTTCCATTGGACTTCTTTCCGCAAACGCCAACATACTTTTATATCTCTTTAGTGTCTTTTCCAGTGGCATTTTCAACTGAAATCCTGAAAGTAAATCGTTGAGTCGACCCTGAAATTCCGGGCGCAAACGTGGGTCTTTGCTCTCTCGTAACAGTCCTTTTACTTCTGTTATGAGCGATTGCTTCTCATATTTTTGCGTCATTAGATTGATGGCATCGACTATTTTCGCACGTGCAGATTTTTGCGTTTTCATAACCGCTACACGTTCCATAACTTTGGCAATATGAGGAAACTCTACGGGAAGTTTGTCGTGAGCGAACTGTATTATTTCCTGTTGTGTCGCCCTACGGTCTAATTGACCTGCGCGATAACCTTTCGCAGCGGCTCGAACTTGTCGTTGCATAGACCATTTCAATAACTGTGCAGGCGTATTGATTACAGGTTCGCCTTCTTTTTGTTTCAAAATAGTCTTTTCTATCGCTTGTCTCGCCCCCGTTAGTTCTGGATGCGATTTTACAAACTCTTTTGCTTCGGCTTCAGCCTCGGCATACAGTTTGCCCAGAACAATACCCCCCTTTACGCCTTTTTTTTCCTTCGTCAACGCAAGTTTCAACAGTGCCGCAGGCGTTAGTTTTTGTGCTTCACCTTTCTTCCATTCAATCAATCGTTTTGCTATCACTTTTTTTGCTGTTTGAGGATACCGTTTTACTAATCTCGCTTCCTGTTTTTCGGCTTCCAAAAGATTTTGATGTGCCTCTTGATTCATCTTCCATATATTCCGCAGTTGCGGTTTGAGCCAACCTATTCGAGTTTCCTTGAGTTCGGGACTCAATCCTTCCGTCAATCGGTCTATCATTTCTGCCGACCAAGTCCTAAATTTGCGCACACCTTGCTCAAAGTGATATAATCCTATCTTTGCAAAATCGCCCATAAGTTCAGTTGGCAAGCCAACAGACATTCGATGTTCTTGGAAATAGGTTTTGATTCGTTCCGTAGCCGCATCTTTTTCTTCTTTGGAGACAAACCACGCCTTTTCTGCCTCCGGGGTAACTTCAGGCGCAGGTGGGCGAGCCTCTACTGGTGGCGCAATTTCCGCCTTTCTGCCCTTTATCTTCTCCGCGACTGGCGCAACCGCTTCGGGCGGGATAAGCGCCTCTGCCCTTGCCGCAGTTTCCGCCGGCGTGATTTCAGGCTTGACCTCTTGAATAGGTGGCATAGTTTCAATAGGTGCTACACGTTCAACAGATGGTGCAGGCGCAAGTTCAGGTGCAACGGCTTCAGGTGGTGCTATGAGTGCCGCTTTCTCTTCAGGCGACATCTTCTGGACTTCTTCTATCGCCTGCTTCAAGTTCGTCTGAATCTGCTCTCGTTCTTTGAGGCTTGTATCTTCAGCCACCCCCAAGACTTTCCGAAGTGAGCCGCGAGAAGGTTCTGGTCGCTCCGCGAATTCCTTTGCCCGTTCAGAGTCACGCAAGGCTAAATCTCTTGCGCCTTCAGGCGTTAGCAACTGTTCTTTACTAATTGCGCGTCCCGCACCTCCGAGAGCAATAAATGGAGCAAAAGTTACTATTTCTCCCAGAAAACGTTTCAGTGACCAATCTGAAACTGCCTTTCTCAAACGATTCAAAACAGTATTTTTCTCTTCTTCCGTAAATCCCATATCTTGAGTATTGAAAATTGCCTGCAAAACATCCTCAGAACGCTCTTCTGATAATTCTTCAATAAGACTCCCTGCGCTTGCGGATTTTATTATTGGGCGCTTGAGAAATTTCACTATCTCACGGAGGACTGTAATCTCTCCTGTCTTGGTAACAAGAGGTTTTATTTTGCTAACAATTTTGCTAATACCGGGAATATGTGCTACATATCCCAGTCCTTTCCCGACACCGCCAACTACATATTCACCTGTCTCTTCAGTTATTGTTGAAATATAACTTTGCAATATGCTCCGAAATAAGGCAGACCCAACTCCTTCTCCCTCTTTAGTGAGCACTATCCTGCCATTAGCATCTACATTGTAGGAAGGTGAAATGCGTCGCATATAGTCATCTGCTATGCGTCCAGCAAAAAATGGTTGGCGAATGGCAGCGCGAGTGCCCAGAACCGCAGTAGTCGTTACTGCCCCTGCAACAAGTTTTGGAAGATACCTTTTGGCAATACCTTCGGCTATTTGCTTTGTTCCCGCACCAACCACATCTGCCAGACCACCAGTGAAAAGGAATTCCGCCATCCATTTTGCCGAAGTTAGAATAGTGCTCCACTTGTCTGCCCAAAAGGTCTCGCCACGCGCCATAACGTCTTCTAAATTCTCGAAATACTCAGTTACCGTTCTTCTGGCTGCCCTTGCTTCCTCATCAGCATTTTTGAAGGTGGCATTTTCATAACGTTTAGCAGGAAAATGAACTCCTTTTTTGTATTGTCCCAAAAAACGCATTGCTTCTTCAACTTCGCCCCGTTGATTGACAAGTTCACCGACAATAGCCCCAACTTCCTCTGAAAAGGGAAGATATTTCCCATAATCCGCTTGAGTCATTGCACCCGCGGTTTCAATCAATCCCCTTTTGCCTATTGACTCCCGCTTGTAACGCGGCGCGCGCCTACCCTCAATGAAAGAGTCTTGCGGCACTATCTCATTGGCAGAATGTGGAATCTCGTTTACCAAGTTTTCAATTTCTTCAAGTGGAGTTCCTGCGAATGTCTTTTTGTAAGGTTTTGCTTCTACGCTAACCAATTCGGCACGTGGAGCATGTGGTATTTTCCCTTGTTTTTCCTTTTCCTGCCTAAGAAAAGTATAGGGCTCGAAGTCTATTTCAGGTTTTCGCTTTTGTTCAATCTGCATTTCTTCCGCTGTGCCCATCTTCCGCAGAAAAAGCGCCGCATCAAACTTTTGCTCACGTGTCAGAGCGTCCCATTCAACCGAGAGGTCGTTTATATTTCTGCCTTCTTCATAAATGCGTTTGTAAAGAATATCAAGAGGAGTATTTCCAAGTTGTGGAGGTGATTCTTTTATTCCAACACCGTTAGGCATATTACTGACCTATTCCCAATCTGGATAAAATTAGTTCTGCTCGCCAGTCGGGACGATTGTTTTCTGCCCATTTTATGTCTTCTGGCGTGTATCCCCACTGATTGCTCGGAGTAGATGGGGATACAGGCGTAGGCATTTCTGCGGGCACTCCAATAGCAGGTGGGGGTGTAGAAGAAGGCGCTGGCGGGGAAGGCACTTCAGTCAGCAATTCTTCCATTCTTGTTATCGGCGGTTTTCCAAGAGCAACCCTCAGTTCATTCAATTCTTCTATCGTTGGTGCCCCTTGCGGGGGCGCTGTCGCGAGAGGTATTATAGCAGGCAACCCCATTTCTCTTTGCCTTATTCTTGTCTCTGCTGCTCTCAGCCTCGCTTCTTGTATTTCTGGTGTTTCTTCTTCTAATTTCTTTGGAATTGCTTGTCGCGTTTTTTCTATTTCCTGCTCTGCCTGATATGCTGCTTGTATTTTATGCATCTCGGGTATGACTTGGTCGGGCGGTGGGAGATTCCTTGTTTCCTTCCCTTCTGTATCAACGCCTATTACAGGCGGCATCGCTTTTGCCGTATCAAAATATCTACTCCACCATTCCTTTGAGTGTTGCGCCGCATCTTTGCCTTCGGTTTCTTCGGGTAATTTTACTGGCTCAAATATGCCCTTTTCATTGATTTGCCCCCAGGTTTTCATCCCTGTATGATAAAACGGAACTCCTGGTTTCTGTCCAGAAGGATGCGGGACTTCCACTTTTTCTGGTTTTGGTGGTTCGCGGAGAACTATAGTCTGCCCCTTATCATTAAGTGTTCTTATTGAACCGTCTTCACCAGTCCAAGTATTATCAGGCCCGACTTTTACTCCTCGCGTTTTCAACTCATCAAAAGGCGTAGGTTTCTTCTCCAATGCTGGAGAAGACATTATGATATTGATTCTGTCCTTTATTTTTCCTATCACAATAGCCCTGTCCTGAGGCGCAAGGTTCGGGTCTTGCGCAATTTCACTCATTCGTGTTCTCAAACCTACGAGTTCTTGTTCTTGTTCTGGTGATAGGATATATTCAGGTGCTTGTCTTTCGGCGATTCTTTGCTGCCTTGTTCTATATTCCTGCATACCCTTGACGAGTCCAAGTCTGCGATTAGACAGGTCAAAGGATTTGTTGTATAAGATGCTTCTGTCTTCTGCCGAAGTCTCTGGTTGGTTCATCGCAAAATTGATTTGTCTGAGTTCCTCATCTACGGCATTTATTTCCGCCTGTCTATTTACTTCTCCATATTGTCCTTCATCTACGGGTTCAACTGGGATTGCTGCTGCACCTTCTGCTGGGACTTTCTGTGATACGCCTTCTGCTGGCGCGCCCTGTTCAGGCGCTGGCATTCCATAGCCTTCTGTATAGCCAGGTTTTCCGGGCATCACTTTGCCTTTTGCGCCATAACGCGGTTGTCCGACCGGTGCACCTGCACCGCCGCCAGCGAACGCGGGTTTTCGCAGTTTAAGTTCTTCGCGCGCTATCTTCAACCGCTCGGCTTCAAACTCGTTTTGCGCTTGTTGCGCGCGTTGTTGCATTTCTAATTGCGCTTCTTGAAGCGCCTGAGCGCGCATCCATTTGTCGAGCATCCCCTTGCCACCAAGTGCGGCTATCTTCGCCAGCGTTGTAGCGGGCGCTTCGTGTCTAACTGTTATTGCCATCTATCTATCCCATCCTTGAATTCATTAGAAAGGTGCTTGCCACACTCCGCCAGCCCCCTCAATTTTCGGAGTTACTCTATAACTACCCGTTCCGCCTCCACCCGACTGCCCCAAAAGTTGCGCTAATTGCGAATACAGACCCATATCTGGATAGACATCCTCTCTGCGTTCCATAAACCCTAATGTATCGCCTGATAATCCTGCACCCGTCTGAGCGCGCATCATAGCAAGCCGTTCCGCAAGACTCAGCAATGCGCTACTCTTCTCCCGTTGCACACCCATTCCCATTGTGGGGAGAACAGTTGTGCCGTAAAGTCCGCTTGAAATCAAGTTCTGCCCTACTTGCGAACCCAGTCCTTGATATTGCCGCCCTATCGTTTGTTCTTCTGTTGCGCCCATCTTACCTATTTCACCCATTGCCGCCGCGTAACGGTCTTGATAACCCTTCAGTATTTCCTCATAGCGTTTCTCATTTGTGGTCTTTGCCTCTTCATATGCCTTTTGCCATTCTGTAGAAAACTGTTGATATGGGGACTGTTGCGTTGGTTGCTGCAATGTTCTCTGTTGCGCTTGACTCAAATATGATGCGTATCCAACTGGAGACCATACCATTCAAATATCCTCCTCTATAATTTCCTTTGCCTACCTGCTTGCTCTATCACCGCCAGTATGCGTTCAAGCGCCCAATGTGCCCTCGTTTCACCATCTGCCAACGTGCCTTTCTTTATCTTCAAGGTGAAACATCCACCTTTTGCGCGCGGTCGGTCTTTGTAGTTCAATCCTGCCGTCCACGTGCCTGTCTTGAACGCAGCCGCTGACATCACCGCCTCTGGTGTATCGGCAACACGCAATTCCCAGTCAACTTTGCATCCTTCGGCAACTGTGCCAATCAATTCTACCAGACTGCCTATTGAGTAATCATCCCAGAGCCGAATTGGGCCGATAACTACACAGGAGTCTATTTCTTGACCATCATCAAGTGCATTGGCATCCTTTGTGATTCGGATATAACCATCATAACAACCAAATAGAACACCTCTTCGTGCAACATTGTTCGCCCTATAATCAAATAGATAAAACGGTTCGTGATTAGAAAGGATATAGGTATCTTTCCAGAATGTCTTGGTCTGCCAATCAAACCACCAATGTTGACTGGACTGATACGTAATCAAATCAAATTTCAGAGTGTGAAAAATCCCAGCGCCCGCATTCACCGAAAATCTAATTTTGTCAACTTTCGATAGGTCAAAGTTAGGGTCGTTGATGTAATACGAATTCAAGTCAATATCGAAACGATACCAGATGTCGGCAAGAAATTTCTGAACGCCTGAAATATCGAAACTTCTATGGTCACTTCCACTATCAAGCGAGAGAATTACCCAGTTGAAATCAGACCATATATGATTACTTTTGAACCAAAGACTGATATATTTCTCTTTAGAAAGGTCAACCTCCTCGGGCGGAGTGAATATATAATTGTATGCCGCACCACCGGTAGTGCCACCAGTTATGGACAAAGAACCTATACCTTCCTTTTTATCAATGGTATCGATAACAGCGGTTGGAAGTCCCGTCCAACCAGAAAGCGTATCGCAGGAACAAATGAGGTCATATACGCCTAATTTTTCTCCACTGGCAATCGCCGTCAAAGCAATATAGATTCCTCTGAACTCAGGCGAAAATTCCAAACTTACTGTATAGAGAGAGACATCAACATTGAGCAATTCTTCGGGTAACTTTTCTCTTGAGAGACTCTGGGGTGTTACCATAGCACATCCCTGCACGATGTAGAGACCATCGAAACTCAAGAATACAATCTCACCTGTCGGAGTGCAGCACCACGCCTTCTTATCAATTATTCCTATTTTTCGGCTCAAGTTGAGTAACTGTCCGCCATAAGCAGGGTCACCTCGTAATAACCAAAGTTCGTCAGTGCAACCAAAAATCATACAATCATCGCTGTAACAAACTTGCGCCTTTATCGGTTTACCAACTAATCCTGCTTGAGATAATGTGCCTGCAACTGCTCTGGCGTAATCCGAATCGGGTTGACCGTAATCCCAGTCGTAAGGGTCGCCTTGACGACTCATAAACCAAGCGTGAGGCGCCACGAGAGAACCTGACACGACCAATCGGTCGCGGTAAAGCGATACGAGTGGACAACTTCCCGGCACTGAACCCTTACCTGCGGTCGCCTCATAAATGGACAAAGTATCCGCGACATAATCATAAACCTTTGGTGCTTTATCTACGCAAAAGGAACAATTACCAGTGCCCGCAGACGCAGTAAGAATAAGTGTTCCTGTGGTGATTTCACTTATTTTGTATGTCCCATTTATAGCACCTGTTCCACCGTCATAGATTGAGCAAATATCGCTGTTCTTATCTATTCCCAATTCAAGCCAGTTGGATATACTTAGAGATGTAAGATAACCCTGCGGAACTAATGTTGCCTTTACTGAAACATCATCAATAGAAAATCGTGCCGTAACAACATCGGGGATAAATGATAATCCTTCTGTTGAGGTCGTAACGAACTGCTCTGTGTATATGCCGTTTGCACTTCTTTGTGTCAGCATTGCTCCACCACAGGTGGGCGTAACTTTCCCCGCGTTCAGAGCCTTGACTGTGTATTGAAGGGTATATGTTTTATTGGCTTCTATTACAATAGATTGCCAAAGTGTTCCAGCGCCATCTGTTCCGTGTGTGCCACACGCCTGACCTTCATTCCAATACCAACCAGTGCCATAAGTCCACACTGCGGCAGTTGCAAAATTCCCATTTGTTACCAGTTCGTTTCCGAGCAATACTTCTTTGACCGAAACATTGTCAATCGAAAGTAAAGGGTCTTCCCCGTGAGCATTGACTGCAAATTCAAGTTCGCCCGTAGAAGAAGTTACAAACTGTTCCGTGTATATACCATTTCCTCTTCTCTCAATTAGTGTTGTTCCACCACAAGTGGGAATAATACCCCAGAGGGTCATTGAATTTTTTACTTGGAAAGTAATCTCATATCTTTTGTTTGCCACTACTCCAATATTCTGAGATAATTTACCAGCATTCGGAAAGAAATAATCCGCTTCTTTATTTACGGCATCGTAACTCCATCCAAGACCATAAGTCCAAGTTCCCGCGCTGGCGAAATCCCCATTTACTACTTTCTCTTCTCCAAGAAGGTCGTGGACAGTAAGAATCCCATCGGTATATTTCGCTTTGACATTACCATAGTCGGCGATAAATAGTTTGTTACCTCTTGCTGCGGTTGTGAGTTGTCGTGTTGAAGAAAGTATCAGATTGGTCGTAAGAGGAGTCAGCACACCTTCTGTCTTTTCGCGGTATAAAACTCCATTAGCGCTGGCGATGAAGTATTCCACGCATTACTCCGAAGTTCCGACTACATTGATGCTGGTCATAAATCGCACAGGCGCACCACCACCCAACTGTAAGACAAATGCTTTATTCAGCCCCGGACGCGAGCCACCACGTAATCTAAAATCTATCGTGTCGAAAGGACGGACGTTTGTTGCGTCAGGTGTTGTATATGGAGGTTGATGTTGAAAACTCGTTGACCTGTTCAGACCCGCGAAGGGAAACATTACCTCAAAGATTCGCCGTTTCTTTTGTGTTGGCATCTGATATTTCCTTTTGGATTTGTTTCAGGATGGCATAAGCCCCCTGTATTCTATTTCTGGTCTTCTCCAATTCACTCGCCTGAGACTGAATCATCATCTGCGCGCGCTGTAGTTCCTGTGCCTGTTTATCGCATTTTGAGGCTTCTGATTCCAGTTCCTTCAGTTTCGCTTCAATCTGTGTGCCGGGGATGAAGATTTCCACTTTCGGGTTAGAATCCTCATCCTTTATCCCTTCTGCCACTCTCTTCGCCAGCAATTCTTCCGCCGCCAACTTCTTATCTGGCAACTTTTCTTCTACCATCTCAATCTCCTTTCCTGAAAGAACCGTTCACAAAACCCCTTATCGCCGCGCCCTTATTATAGGACGCGGAGTAAAAGGTTTTAGTCAATTCTGAGGCACTTTACAAACACTACCGAAGTATCTGTCGCATCGCTATTGACGAGCGAAATCGTGCCTGCCGCAATTTCCCATTTGGCATCGTCAATACCTGCAACAACCGTTACCGCCTTATCAACGCCATAAGCCACCGTAGTAGTAATATCACTACCACCACCAGCCGCTGCATCATTCAACTTCCAAGTGCCGTTGCAAGCCTTTGTCGCAACTGCGTGCGCAAAGATTATTCTGGACTTGTAAGGCAATGTGATATTGATTGTTGCCCCGCCTGCATTTACCACAGGGATTATGTAGGGAATCCCATAAGTATTTGCGGCTGCAATCGTAATTGAGTCGAGTTCAGTAGCATTGACATTGCTGACTGTGTTACTATCCACATCAAATGTTTTTGTAGTCAGTGTTTGTGCGCTACTCAGGTCTGTAACTTGGACACCATTGGCTTGGACAGTCCCTGTGCCTTTAGAAATTAGGTTGAAGGAGATATGTGTATCACCACCTGTCGCCGCAAGTGAAACAAGATGAACACCCGTAGCCGCATTGGTAATAGTTATCTCGTCAACTGCATCCGCCACTGTTGCAACAGCCTTGAGCAACTCGTTACCATTGGCATCAGCAATAAATCCGCCAGTTGCCAGTTTAGGTGCAGTTAGTATTTTGCCAGCCAATGTTTCAGCGCCAGCAAGTGTAGCCAATGTCCCCGATTCTGGCAAAGTTATCGTAGTCGCACCAGTCGTCGTTATCCCGAGTGTATGCGCACCAGTTTGCGTCCACGCAGCCAGAGTAGTCAATGTTCCACCGAGTGCAATGTCACCACCGAGCGTAATGGTTCTGTTAGCAGCACCAGTGACAAAATTGAGGGTCTGGTCAGCCGCCATATCTGCGTTCCACTTCAGATTCAAAGCGTGGCTGGCATTGGTGTCAAAAATCCACAGATTCGTGCTGCCGAACTTCTGGTTTGCACTCCAAATCTGCGCAAAGTTGATAAACGCGAAGGTTGCACTTGCACTCGCAGCGTCAGGAAGAACGAATGTGCTCTTACCAACAGTCTGGTCAGTGATGGTTAGAAATGCATCTGCACCAGCGGAATCGTTCAGTGTTGAACCAGTAGCAAGATTTCCAAGACTCGGTGAAGTAAAGGTAGGATTCTGACCAGCACCGTGCGCCATCAATACTGTGCCTTCCGCGCCAGTAGACAACCGCGCCCACGCTGTGCCATTATAGAACAGCACATCACCTTGCGCAGCCGCACCTGCCTGATAACCTACCAATCGTGCTGATGTCAGTCCCGGAGGTGTGGTCAGTCCTATCGCGGCATCGCTATCAAGAGTCAAAGATAGATTTCTGTTAGCCGAGAGGTCACTTGCGCAGACAAAATACAGACTGTGACTATTATCACTGTCTTTGACTCCCAATGTGGCGGATTTCGCTATATTCGCGGTGTTCACTGTTGGAGAGGTTAGCGTTTTGGCGACTAATGTCTGTGTAGCATCTATCAGACAGAAGGTATCGTTTGCCACATTTGGGACTGCGTGTGTATGCCCACCAGCATCTTTGAGTGAAGCGATAACTGCGGTCGTCAAAGTCTTGTTGAGCAACGTATCAGTAGAATCCCGCGTTACCACCACTCCAGTTTCTGGCAAGGTTAGTGCTGTTGCAGCAGTTGTGGTGAAAATGAGTTTATTACCATCGGTGCAGAATGCGAGACTCAAAGAGTTCTCTTCCAAATTCAGGTCTGGAATAGTAATCGTGCCATCACTTGTCTGGTTTCCTACTGACCATTCCAGAGTTCCACCTATAGGCAGAATAGTCCCTGCAATACCTTCCCAAACTGTGGATGTAACTGTGCCGGTATTGCGATAAACAGCACCATTCGCCGTCCGGATAAGAATACAGCCTTTGGCGTATCCAGATTCGCCATCGCTGGGAAATCCTTCCTGCCAAGCGAATAACTTACCTTGTGGTGCAGAAAAAATCCCTCCTGTTTCAGGCATATCTGCCTGTGATAATTTCTCGTAGAGATTATGCAAAGCCATTTCAGTTCTCCTTCAAACCCTGATTATAGGACAGAGCCCACCCTATTCAAGTTTCGTTCCGTCGTAGTAGAAGTCTCCTTCTCTGTGAACCGTTATCCTGCTTGTCCCGGGGTCGCCATTGTAACCCAGAAAATCGGGTTCAAGCGAAATGTCATATTCAATACTCGCGGCGAGTCGCTCCAGGAATAAGGCATATTGAACGCCTCTCGTCTGGTCTTCTCGCTGTTCTGCGATTGCCAAGCAACTCTGGAGGATAGTTTCCGCGTGTGGCATTCCGCCCATCGGATACTGCGTTCCAGAAGGTGCATCAGGAAAGTAGATACCGCTGTAATACAAGGTATAATTGCTACTGGGCGTTGGCCAGAAAACTATCTCATACCGTTGACCGATAGTCCCAGTTGGTGCCTTTGCTCGCACCGCAGCATATCGTGGCTGACCAGTTGACGTCCCTTCTTCTTGTAGTTCACGAATTTGTGACTCGTCAACTAATTGAATGGGCGGATAACCCACGCCTGCCTCAAAGGTTAGCCAATCAACCACATACCCTATATTGTCAGGTAAATCATAAGTTCCATTGCCAGTAATTGCAAAAGTCTTGGCAGTGCAACGGGCATCGCCAGTTACTGAAATCTGGGTAACAGAGGTATAGGTGCAAATCGGGAATGTTCCCGTAGTCGTTATGGCAATAGACTTCCCCACCATATTCCAGTAGAACTTGCCGGTATTTGACACCAGCACTGTCCTACCATCTACTGTGAACTGTTTGACACTACAGGTCGCATCGCCCGTTACCAATAAAATTGTTGAGGAACTATAGGATGAGGCGGTAAATGTGCCTGTTGCTGTGATAACGACTGATTTACCTACATCTGCGCTTACGAAACTGGCAACACTTGAAGTCAGTGTTGTTTTACCAGTCCCCGCGTTATAGACACCTGTCACAGTTGCCGAAGTAATAGTAACAACAGAATCAACTGCAATATCCGTCCACGCCATCATTGTTGTTACAGGACTGAGAAACGACCATCGGTGCGACCTGCCGCCGAGAGGTGGCGGGAAGAGAAACTGTCGCAATCCACTGTTGATGATACTCTGCACTAATTCCAACTGTTCTGCGGATAATGAACCGATAGTTCTACCCCATCCCAGTCCTCGGTCAGAGACTTCCTTTTGCAATTCGGGAAAATTGAGGCTCAAAGTGCTTTCAGCCATCGTTTCTCCACCAAAGGGGGAAGGCTCTCCTTCCCCCTGCTAATTGACCGAAGCGTTATGCTTCAGTTGCCATCTATCCTAATGTTGCCCCTGCACTCCAATCCAAAATCCACATTGAATCATACCAATACAGATAACCAACTTCAGCCGCAGCATCAAAAAGTGCGGTTGCCAATGCGGTGGATTTGTTCAGTTGCTTACCATTTGTCACAGTTACAACATACCCTGATGTTGTAAGTGTTCCCAGTCCCACAAAGCCTTTCTTCTCCCCGAACTTTGTGCCGTTAGCCAGGGTATAGGTTGACGCCACTGCCTGCGTCCAGCCGCCCGCAATATAGGTTACTCCACCTATCATTGAGGCGATTGCCGTAGCACTCTTCGGCGTAATCTCCTGCTGCAATCCGCTTTCATCGCCATCAAAGAGATAAGCAAGTACAGTGGGATTTCCTGCCGAGAGGCAGTAGAAGTTGCAGAGGGAAGCCGCAGCACAAGGCGAACTGGACAATGTAGCCGCATCCGCTGTGTTTGAGACGATGGTATATCTGCCAGCAGTTACTGGTGTCGCACCAGTTGCAGTTGTCGCACCGCCAGTGATATAGACCACATCGCCTGCCTGAGCGTAAGTAAAGGCTGCTGTCTTGGTCAAGATACCGGTGCCAATACCAAGACTTGCTGTCCCATCAGTAGAACGACTAATGATGGTATTCGTGCCCGCAACAGTGGAAAGGGCTTTTGTCTGCAACGCAATCGCACTTCCACGTCCCATATAACCCTTCCAAGTCCACATCCCGGCATCGCCTGCACCCGCGGAACAGGTCATCATCGTTCCATCGACCCCACTTGCACAAGCCACCGTGGGGACTCCGAATGCAACTGGAACGACCGAACCCGGTTCGTAGATTTCTATCCAGCGTCCGCCCGATACGGAAGGATAAGCGGCAACTGTTACCCCAGCAAACCATCTATTATTACTGGCAGAAGGTCTTGCAACCCTCTTATCGCGTTTGCCGCAAGCATCCGTTACCGCATCACCTGTTATCGTGGCACTGGAATAGTCTCTAACATAACAGAGACCTTCACCTGCCCTCAGTGCATCCGAACCAGTGTATTTTACCCGGCGCTTTAGGTCTCGCGCCTGACTCTCGTAAACGCTATCAAACATTTCAATTCTCCTTCGTTTCTGTAAAAGCCTGTTTCACTTTTATTGTGCCTAAATCCCGCGTTCCGTTTATACCTTATACGTCTTTATACATCTGCGTCTGTCAAGGCATACTGTCGCATACTTCAGGTCATACCAGACTACCAAGTCGTTGTGTCTATTCCATACCTCCTTTGCATCGCTGCGTCTCATCTTCCAATCCTTGAGGTAGAGCATCTTGAAAACCGTGTGGTCAATCCCATATATCGGGTTAGTCGCGTCATCATTAAGTATTGGCACATAGACAAGTGGATGTCTCTTGAACGTTACTTGCCCATCATAAGGGAACAAATCGCGTCCAAGATTTTCGGTTTGCCCTTCTCCAATAGTTTCTAAGGCGTCTATTGTGTCGTTATTCATATAATAACGCAGGTCTTGACCACGCGAACCCCTGAAGTCCTCAACTGTCACAGGCGATTCCCACTGTGTGAGTCTGTGGGCAGTTCTCCATGGTTTTATCAGGGCATCCTTCGTGTAAGCGCTGTAAGTAAAGGTATAGTTCTTGTAGTTGGCATTGTCAGGTGCAGCCGCACTGGTATCCAGTCCTCCAACTGTTGAGTAACCTGGGGGATTGCCACCATTGAAACCAGTAGATGCGTTACCAACAATCCAGTAAGGAATCCCTAATGGTTTTCTCGTATCTCCCGGGTCTTTCAAGGTGAACATCGCGCTTTCGAGGTCGTCTGAGGCACTGATAAGCGCACTGGCTTCGCCTAACGCAAGAAGGTCAGTCAACTTTGACTCGCCAGCATTCATTGTGACTTCAGTCTTGTCGTAAACGTAATGCGTATCATAATGCGACCACTCACCACTGATGTTTTCCAACTTTGGCGCATCAACAATGGTATCTACTTCGTGAATGCCAACGTGTCTTCCAGCCGCTGTAATATGGATTGCCAATCGCCTCTTCCAGCCTATACCATTACTTTGCTCTTCTGCTTTGGGAAGCCACTTGGTCATAACCTCATAACGTTGTCTCGCCTGTAGTAACTGCACCCAGTCACCTGGGGCGAGGTCTTGCAACGTAGAGTTGACCAAATCAAGAATTTCACTATCTGCAAGTCCAGGCATTTGAGTTATCCTTTCATTTCACTATTCCGTATTTTCGTGATATTGTTCGTTCCGTTTGCCTTGCTTTTGCGAGAGGGTCAATATCCTCATCGACTCCCTTGCGTCCAGAAGGCAGAAGTGAGAAACTCTCACCTCGTTTATCAAGTTTCGCGCCTAACTTCTTCATCTTTATCTTCCAGACATCATCTTCAAATTCCATAGTAAGCGCGCGAGCGAATAATTTAGGTTCAGTAAGTTTTTCTCTTTGAGATACGGCGCGATTTTTTTCAATCGTATCCATCGCTCGCACGATTCTTTCTCTATTACCCCTTAGAAATGAGCCTTCGGGCAATGCGAGCCCTTTCCCTTTTCCGAAGAGATGTTGGTAATCATCACCGAGTTCAGCAAACAGATTGTCAACACGTTCAGTTATTTGTTCTATTTGTTCTTCTTCCATTTTTTCGTAATGCTGGGTCAACTTCTCGTTCATCCCCTTATTGGAATGGACAATCTTTTCCAGTGCTGCGATTTTGTCTGCCTGCGCCTTGAATTTGCGTATGACTTTTTCATCATACTCTTCCGGGTCAAGTTCAAGGTCATCAGTCTCGGTTTTGCCTTTTGACTTCGGCTTTTCTCCTTCGGGAGGTGTAACTTCCTCATCTGTATCGGTGATGTCGGAAGATTCTTCTTTCTTCGAGGTAAATCTTTTTTCTGTCCGGACAAGAACTTTCTCAAGTGCTTGTTCAGAAGGATAGGAATTTATATCCTCTTCTGAAAAGCCTATCTCTTTTGCCCAGGTCTTTGTTTCCTCGGAAAACTTACCTGCGTCTTGGGAAGTTTTGTCATCCTTGACGCCTTTATCAGATGGAGTGCTGGATTTAGCATCAGCGCTCGTATCTTTCTTTTCTGTTTCTGGTTTTACACCTTCAGTTTTTACTTCTGCGGCAGGCATCCCTTCTCCTTTCGTTTCTGCTCGGGGTCACTATCGCTTGTATCCTGGTCTTTCAACCGATGCGACATTTCCCGACAGTAGTTTTTCTTATGCCCTTCACTTCTGAAAACCGCCTGACCTTCATTGTCAAATTCGGTGGGCACACCGATTCTGACAGAATGGTCATAGGCTTCTTTACATTGATTTGGATTGACTCCCAAAGATTCTGAGTGAATTGGCAAACATTTAGAAAAGTGCATATCGGATAACTCTGATACAAAATCCCGCGTCAGTAACCCGCCACATTCGCATTTTATAATCCTATTGCGGTCGGCAATAGTTCGGAATTCCGAGACTCGTTTACCACAGATTGAGCAAACATAATTATACGAAGGCATTATTTTTGCCCCTTCAGTCTGTTTGCCAACTTGCCATACCGTCCGACACTGCGGCTATAGTATTTTCCTGCTTTCCCGCCTTTTGCGCGATGTTGTGCTTCCAACTTTTGCATAGTGCCCCAGACATATGCCTCACGTCTTTCGCGTCCTGCCTTACCTTTTTGTTTGATTCGTTTTAGCGCCTGACGTTTCAGTTGTTCTTCTAACGCACGGGGCATTATTGACCTCCTCCAAACATAGTGGCAGCCTCCTTTGGCTGGACGGTTCCTCCCAAAAGTGTCTGCATCAAGGCGGAGTCCTGTCCACTTTGAGTTTTCACGCTACGATTCACTCGTTCGTAAGTTCTTTTACTCACTGGCGATTTGAGTCCTCGCCGTTCGCCTGCAAAGGTTTCTTCTGCCATAATACCCACCGCGCTCATCAAATCACCCAGTTCGGGTATATCGCTGTAATGTGAAATCAGGTCAAACAATTTGCCAAGTATCGTCTTGACCGCTTGCGGGCCCAATGCAGGTGCGAGTGGCGCGATATAAGTATTGAATATCCGTTCCAACATATTCAATTTAGCCGCCGGTGTCGGTGATTCAGCCGAATATGGGTCTATATCGAAATAGTATTGCTCAAAATCGCCCAGTTCATCATCTGCACTCAAAGTTGACAGGATTTCTATGTCTGTCCCTTCAATCTTGAGAGGTATATCCTCGTTCAACATCGGGTCGGTGAAAATATAATACGCGATTGCCTCCATTACATTTTTCGTGCCGCGATAACAGGCGCTCAACATTGATTTCACATTCACGCCTGCGTTGCCCTGAAGCATTTGTTCCTGACCGAGTGTGCCTGCCATTTGTGACAATCCACCCAAGACCTCTATATTGTTACTGAATATATTGAAGAGATTGCGTCCTTGTAAAAACATTGCCAGATTCGCCTGGTCGGCACCACCAGTTCTTTTCTCTATGCAGGCGGCGGGGTCGGTAACGCCTATCATCCCACCATCACCTACGGTCAGTTCCTGTTTTGCACTTTTGCTTGAACCCTTCTTGAAGACGGTATATGTTTTCTGCCGACTCGCTTGATTGATTAGTTTGATAAAAATCTCGTTCAGGAATGTATGAAGGTCATAGAGGTCGCTTGAATACGTCAGTGGCATTGTGTTATCCGGGACATCCTCGAAAGACAATAGTTCATACGGTCCTATCTTCGGGCCGTTATATGATTTTTCCCGAAGTGGCGGTAAATCCTCCTGGCAGGGCAAGACAATAAGTTTCTTTTCACGAGGCAACCAGAGTTCCCACAAATCAACAAATTTCCTGAACTCACCTTTGTCAGCATCAGTGCCCTGTGTTATCTTCCGAGCCATACCACCTGTATTCTTGTATGATTCCACTTTTGAGGCTTTCAACTTTTTCTTTGCCTCAAAGTTATCAAAGTATTTTGAATCCATAACGTAGTCATAGGGCAATCTTGAGCGACTGCCCATATACTCCACTCTTCTTCTATCGGTAACACTCATATCGTGAACCCAGTCGTCAAGTGAAATAATATCCGCATAAGGTTCGCCGACATCGTGTTCGCAATCGTCAACTGTTATCGAACCCTTTTTGTATATTCCGTGTTTGATTATTCCCATTCCAAAAAATGCGTCTCGCACCCACGCGGCAATCGTTGTTCGCAGTTCCACATCACTTACTTTTCTATCAGTAATCTTTGACCATTTATATGCTATCGGTTTCAAATCCGCATAATGAGTCGTTATCGACGCGCGCAATGATTGGGGAGTGAGAAAAGTTACCATTATCCGAATAGCAAGTCTCAAAAAGTTGACGGGTATATTATGTTTCTTTTTCTCATCTCCATAATGCTTACCTGTGTATTGTTCTATTTGAGAACAACGGAATTCGCGGAATGGTTTGAGTCTATCCCAACTCCAGTCCATACTGGTGCGGAGACGTTTATAGTCCAGTTTACCTTTTGTTCGGACAGAAGGAGCGTCTTTTTCTTCTACGGTAGCCACGAAACCTCCGTTTGTTTTCTTTCGTATTCTTCGCGTCTGCTTTCAGGGGAAAACCCTGGCGGAGTTTTTTCTTTTTCGTCATCTTCTTTCTCGGTGATTACCGAAGGTTCTGATTCTCGCAAAACAAAATTGGCAAGCGCATCGGCAATAACAATATCACCGTGCGCGGCTCTTGCGCCTGTGGGATTTTTGAGTCCGACCGATTTTGCGTGAATAATAGAGCCGTCAGTTGAACGTATGTATTCCAAACATTCCCTGAGCGCTTCCTTTGAGGGATTGATAAATGTTCTGGTTTTCAGGGCTTCGGCATATGCAGAAAAGAGAATTGACTTGGACTTATCTGTAGTCCACCAACCGGGGACTTTTGTTTCTTTCTTGAATATGCTATCCTCATCCCGTTTGAAGAAGATGTTTCCATACTCCAGTTCAACTACCGTCTTACCGAATACTCTACCTTCACCATTCATCTCCCATATCATTCGCGCGCCATCTTCACCACCGAACCACCTACCGAGTGCTACGGTATAACCAGCCAAATCTACCGCAGAGATATGGGGACTTCTGTATTCACCCACTTTCTTGCCAATATCAATATCCACGATACTAATGCAGGAGTTGGATGCACCTGTTCCCAACGCGATGTCAACCCCTATGATGTATCCGTGCCGCTTATCAGGTTTGTTCTCTTCCAGATGACACCAGAGTCGCAGATTGCCATCTTCATTTTGCTGGAACCGTGCGATTGTGGATTGCGCATCAAACTTCAATTCACCAACATAGAGTGGCGGCGAACAATACTGTTCTATGTAGGCTTCAACCATAGAAGGGTCAAAATACTGATGTCCTGCGCCAGCATCATTACCGTCCCATTCTTGTGCCATTATCGTTGGTGATAAACATCTTGCTTCCTGTTTGTCATAAGCAGGACTTCTCAATTTGCCGTCAAGGATAAAGGGGTAATCGGGAGGGAATAGGTATTCCTTGTCAAGAATTTCCAATTTACCTTCAACCGATTTGTATAATCCCTTTTTCTTTTCAGGGTGTGTCCACCACCAGATACCAACTTTTTCTATTTTTGTTGTATGTTCAATAGCATAGAATGTTGTTGCGGGTCCTGCCGCTGTCCCGAGAAATAACCGGCAATTGGTTGCATCACCACTTGCACCGAGCATTCTCCAACCATCTTCAACCATCTGAAACTCATCGAAAAGAATAGCAGTTGGGCGACCACTGCGTGCAACATCGGCAACTGTAGCCGCACCGGCTATTGTGCAACCAGTATTGAGAAATGAATAATGCAGTTTTACTCGGTCGCAACGAGGTTTTAGCCAGGAGGGTTGTTTTTCAAGAATAAAATCCAATTTCCAAAATAGTGTATTGGGGTCTTTGCTAAACTCGACCATCTTCTCTTTGCCACTGACGATAATGTAGGATTCATTTTGATGGAATTGACAACGATGGTCGAAGACTTGAAGGATGTTGAATGTCGCGCCCATATCGCGCGATTTCTTGTATATTCCGTCTTTGCCTTCTTCTATTCTGTCTTGTATGTCAAGTATCACTGGGTCTTGAAAATCATAGGTTATGAACGGAACAATTATGAGTTCACCTTTGGCTACTTTTCGCGCGTCATAGCCCCAGCAGAAAGTATTTATCCAGAAGAGTATATCCCTGCGGCATATCTCTTTTATCTCTGCCGCCCTATCCCTATCACGCGACCCTATCTTCCAGATTTCCCGCCGGAAACTCAGATTGTCCTTGAGAGTCTTTGGCACCAGTTTCGCGTAATAGGGGCATTTCTTCTTTGTCGCCCACTGCGTCAGCATTCAGTCTCGCCTCTATCTCATCTATCAGTCCCAAACCATCAGACTTGCCTGCTGTCAAACTTTGCACGTCCTCACCGGCAATCATCTTTGCCCACAACTTATAGAAATCGCGTTTCAATTCTTTGTCTTTTCGTATCTCTTTCAGATAATTCCAAGCGCCCATACTTGGCGCGCCGCATATTCCTACTTTCGGTCCTCGATTCCCGATGTTCTCAAATATCCACTTCAGTATTGTTTTGGTCGCAACCTCGTTCCGAAACACAAACTCCATTGAGTTCTTTTTTCCTACGACCGCCTCTTTTGTTATCCCATCGGTCATCTTTCCTAAACTAATCACTGTCCCCTGTCCACCTTCCGCTGTTATCTTCGCCAGTGATTCATCAGCGGCTTGACGAGCGGCTATTTTCCCATCCAGCCCTTGTGTTTGCAATTCCGCTCGGCGCTGCACAAATTCACGCCATAATCCCCCAACCTTTATCCTGTCCTTCTCCCACGTCCGAACCACAGTCTATTTTCCCACCTTTCTGCCTTCAATCCACGCTTGCCCTAAAATATAGGCAATCGCTACAAGTGCCGCCGGATATGCTATCTCCGGATGAATTATAATCACTGCACCTGCAACTATAACCACTGCTAACTTCCTGCTTAGCCACTTTCCCATCGTCTTTCCCTCCTACCTGACAATTATTGTCACTGTTGCTTTTTGCAACACCTACCATCCTTTATACTATGTAAAATATAAAGTCAACATCTATTTTCAATTATTTTCACCTTTTTGAAAAACAGTCCTTGCAATCTCAACTTCACCCTCTTATGATTCCAGCGTTGACAGAGGAGGAACGTAAATGGATAGAACAGAAATAGAGAAAATAGTTTCGAGTCTGTATCAGGAGGTATTCCAGCAAATGTTGTTAGTCCCATTCCCAAAAACAGGAGACCCAATTTTAGATGATGCGGGAAATGCGGCAAGAGCATTTCTGGCTATGCCTGACCAGATTGGATACAAAAAGGCAAAACTCTGTATCGAACTCGCAGATATTTTTATTCAATCGCAGCCACTTACTTGAAAGGAATGAACTATGACTGACGAACCACGTTGCTCTATCTGCAATCGCTCAGAAAAAGAAATCAAACAGGAAATCCCCTGCCTTGATTCCTACAACCCCTTCTATACCTTACACCCTTCCCCCGATTCCCCCCTCCCCCCCACTTCCCATAAAACCTTTTACTTCTGCGAAGATTGCTTCGAGAAAACTATCAACACCATTATCAATTTGGTCAAGAGTGAAAAATGAGATTCAAGATTATTGACAAAACTACAGGAAAATCACCCGATTTGGAAAAAATCGCGCTTACGGAAAAATGGGCTAAAAACCTTTGCTATTGCGATATGGAAGGATTCGCCCTTCTGCCGCACGGAGAATTGATACTCCTTGACAAATGTGGTAGGTTTGAATATCTCCCTACTGCCCTTCAAGATAGATTTGAAATCGTAGACCTAAACGCTAAAATACTTCTGCCCCACACCTAAACCCTTATATATCCCTCCCCCTAAATTATCCCACATTCCATAAATAAGACATAAGTAATAAGTTCCAGCCCTGTGCGAGGCGGGGGGTCTGGCAAACATTTGGGTGGCGCATTTCTCATTGGCTTTATCCTTTTCGTATATTTCCGTTTTCCAGACAGCGTCCAGACAGCGTCCAGACAGCGGCTCTATCTGTGCATAGGTGCAGTATGCGGCTAATGAGGAGCGTTTCGTACTGCCCTTGCGCGGCTATCACCCATCGCTATCTGCCCTCTAAATGGTATCTGACTGGGTTCTGACTGCCAGCGCTACAGCCATTCCTTGCTCTAATTCACGAACCTGTGCGCGTCAGGACGAAAAGCGATGCCCTCCCCTGACTCCTCCCTCGCATCGGTAATCACTTTCGCGCCAGCACCCTCACAGACGCATATAATAGGCAAACTCCTCAAATATGCTTCTAAAACCCTATTTTATACTTTATATTCTGTTGCAATACGCAACGGTATGAATGCATTTGAAGAACATACTTTACACTTTACACTTTATAAAATACAAAACACAATGCGCACAGGTGTTCATATCATAAAACCTATTCTTCTTCTTCTTTTTTTCAGGGGTATATATAATAGTAATACATAGTCTTTCTTATATCAGGGTCTTTGGTTTAGAAGAACATAACCCCCTCTTATATCTCCCCCTTCTCTTGAGGTGTTTACTGTTATTTACTTTTATAGTAACACACAATTTTGGGGTTTTCTAAAGAATGCCCGAAAACGCAAATAATAGGTGCAAATAGTTCTGTGAGGCAAGGTTGAAGCGGGTTTGCGGGCTTTAGGTTTAGAGGTTTTGAAGCGATTTTGCCTGCCGAATAATTGCGATTTTGGTTAGGGCATACAACCTGTGGTATTGAGCGCATCTTGTGATTATGGGTTCTCTGGTAGATGCAGGGTTGAAAGTAAAGGACTTTTGAGGAAGGGAGGCGGAAGATGGCGAAGTGGGATGCAAGCAAAGTAGCAGCGCGGATTTTCAAAGCCGTGTGTGGTCATTCGCCGAGAACCGAGGAGCAAAAGAGAAAAAGGCGAATCGCCGCGCGAAGGCGTAAAGCAGTTCTCAAGAATTATCGCTAATCACAAGGGTTTTTTAAAGGGAGGCGTATAATGGCAGGCTATGACGATTTTTCAAAGAGCAATAACGCGGTCGCTGCGGAGCGCGATGGGAAGATGACGGCAGGACGGCTCGCGAAGGCGTGGCACACGACCGCGGCAGTCATCAAGCAGGTATTCAAGACGCACGAGTATCACCATACATCGTCGTGGTTCAACTGCACCAACTACTACGCGAAGCCTCACTTTGCAGGTTTCGCAGAACACATCGCAACCGTTCGCAAAATTCGCGCTCTAACCGCGGAGGCGAAAGGGCAGGCGCGCACCTTCATAGCGCGGCGCGTCAAGTGGCTTGAGTGGTCAGGCTCGCGCGCACATCCGCACGCAACCGAGGAGACGCGTGAAAATGTGAAGGTAACTATCAAAGGGCAATTCGCGATTCTACACGGCTGCGGAATTGCGGGCAAAGACCTTCGCAAAAAGATTGATGGGAGAGGATTTTCAATAGAGGAGCCGCCTGTTGTCCTTGCTGGGACAGCCGCTCAGGTATAAGCAGGGCGGCTCCTCTTCTCTAACAGCGGCAGAGCCGCAAAGGAGGTCAAAGTGAGGTTATATGAGAAGTATAGACCGCGTAGTTGGAACGAGGTATTGGGGCAGGATAAAGCCTTGAAGAAGATTGCAGGATGGCGCAAAACAGGGTTAGGCGGTAAAGCGGTCTGGATAACAGGACTGTCTGGGACAGGCAAGACAACTATCGCACGACTATTGGCGGCAGAATTTGCGCCATCTTGGGATACACAGGAAATAGATGCGCAAGATTTATCGCTTGAACTATTGCGTCAACTGGAGCGCGATTTCACATACTCCAGACCGTTCGGCAAGGGCAGGTGTATCATCGTGAACGAGGCACATAGTTTGGCAGGGCATCTTGTTAGCAGAATGTTGACTTTGATGGAGCAAACCCCTGACTGGATGTTGTGGATTTTCACAACTACGATTGAAGGTGATGAATTGTTTGACGACAAGTTTGATGCAACTCCTTTCCTGTCAAGATGTCTACGATTGCCTCTTTCAAGGCGGGACTTGACGGCTGCATTTGCAACAAAGTTGAAAGAGTTTGCACAGAGAGAGGGGTTTGACGGCAAACCGATAGAGGCGTATGTGGAACTCTTTAGACAGAATCGTAACAACTTCAGGGATTGCTGGCAGGCGGTAGAAAACGGTGATATGGTATAGAAAGGGAATCCAGGATGAACATAACCGATGCTTTTTCAGACAACTGTATTGCGGCTTTTCTGAAAGACGATTGTGTTGGTCATCTGCGAAATGGTGAACAAAGTTTACCCTTCTGCGAAGCCAAACGATGGTTATCTATACAACGGCGAAAGGAACTGGGGGTCTCACAGTTACGCGACACAGACTTTTTGCTATTCAAGGTCATCACACTTCCGTCTGGACAGATAATCGGAGAATGTATCGGTTATTCGCGCTTCAATCCAGTGAAGGTCTAACAGAAAGGGGGTTTGAGATGCCAAGTGACAAAGTTGTAAAACAGCAAAAGAAATGTGCTTGCTGTTACGCAAAAATGCCCTTGATACGATTCAAAGTTCGCCGGGGAATGCGGGAATTGTGCCACTGGTGCATTCAAGTCATACTCTGGTCAAGGGATTCTGGCAAGGGGCTAACAACACAGCAAATAAGAGAATGTATAACCAAGCAGGAGGTAAAAGATGACAAAGGCGGTGCAAAAAATGCTGGACGCTGTAATTGACAGATTGGTGGACGCGCTCTGCGACCAAGCGAGGATGTCAGACGCGGAACTGTTGAAGGTGCTGCGCGAGGCGGATAGAGAAGTCAAGCGTATCATAGATGAGTTTGTGAAGGAATAACCGCGCCATAGGCGCAAGCCCTGATTGTTACACAACGGTCAGGGCTTTTTTGTTGGTCACCAGTCCAGTGCAGGTCTCGCCGTCAATCGTAGAGCATCGTAGCGCGATAGAAATGAGAGATTGCGCGTCACCCGCGTGATTCTGAGTCCATTTCACTTGTCTGCGAATCGCAACTCTGCGTCTGCGAGTCGAGGTTTCTGGTTTCAGTGCTTGACTTCGGCGGGTTCATCTTGATTATCTGAATATATCGCGCCATTAGGACTCCGCGTTCACCTTCCAATTCAGTGCGTTCCTGTGGCGAGAGTCGTTTCTTGCGCAATAGTTTCTCTATCACATCTATGCGGTCTGCTATCTTTTGTGCTTCTGATTTTGGCCAATTTTTCCAACTTATTTGCTGAGGCATTACTTTTTCTCCTTTCGCTTTTTTTGAAAGCGTATTCTGAAGTGATTGAATTTCCCCCGGTTGTCATAAAACACTGCAACATCTAAGTTATTCTCATAACAAAAGTCGCCAATTTCCTGTATTATGCGCTTGAACCGCTTTCTTTGTTCTTTTGTCATTTCAATAGACTCCCCTGTTTTGCTTCCACATCACGCGCCGTTAGCCCCTGTAATGGCTCTGCGAGGCGCTTGTTTATCATAGACTCATATTCGCGGGCGATTTCTATGCCGCAATAATCGCGTCCGAGTTGCGCGGCTACAGCGAGCGTAGTTCCACTGCCACAAAAGGGGTCAAGCACCAGACACTTGCCGCTATCACCCGCGCCACACTTGCAGGTCGGCTCCCAGCCGAGAGTCTGGCTTATACGAGTTCCGTGAATATCTGTCTTGCTCAAATATGATTGTGTGCCATCTTCATCCGTTTGCCGATAATGCTTACCCCTTTCCTTTCGCGGCGTTCCCATTATACTGCTTTCAATTATCCTCTTCCACGGCGCTTTGCATTTCGGGCAGGCGCGAGGCGAACTGCCAGCCAGTATGCAGCGGCGCGGTAGTTCAGGCGGGAAGGTGGCAAAGTGCGCCTCTTTGTAGCCGCGAGTTGTCATTTCCCAAATATCAGGTATCCACCAGACATCGCGGCGATTTTTACCCGATTCTTGAGGGCGGACAGGACGCCCTTCTCTATACATAGAAGTTGCGCCGTAGTGTTGCTGCCCATCGTGTCCACCCATTTCAATATACTTATGGCTTGATTTTCTGATTTCGGGACCACCCCAGCGATTGAGCGGCGCCATATATTTCTCCTTGATGGCTTCAGAATCAAAATAATAGTGAGCCTTCTTCGTCAGCAAAAAGATATGGTCGTAACTCTTGGTGCATCTGTCAGTGCAACTCTCTGGCATATAATTCTTTTTCGCCCATATGATGTCTGACCGCACCCACCAGCCGTCCGCCTGAAGGGCGAGCGCAACGCGGGCAGGTATCATACAAAGATTCTTTGCGGGCAACCCAATTTTAGATTTCTTCACAGCAATTCCAGCACTTGCTGCTGATTTACGAGATTCTGAAATCCAAACTGATTTCGCTTTCGGCTCCCAGGTATTCGCATCGTGCGCCACATAAGTATCGCCCAAATTGATGAAACATATTCCGTCTTTACGCAGAACTCTTTTGACCTCGCGAAAGATTTCTACGATATGCGCCACATAAGCCTCTATGGTCGGCTCAAGCCCTAACGCGCAATGCGAACCATCTGACCAGTCAACCTTCTGCTCGCCTGCGTATTTGCGCAAGCCCCAGTCAATACGGCGGCGATGTGATGACGCATTGAACACATTCATCTGGCATCGCCGCCAAGCCCTCCAATACGTGGCAATAGAGAACACTATTTCGCCAGGTCATTTCGCCACCTTTCGCTTCTTGAACTTCACGTGTATCTCAATGCGGGAACAGGTTACAGGCGAGCAATCGTATGTTATCCACTCTCCCCATTTGCATTTCGGAGAGTATCCTCTCTTTGTCACACAGAACGGGCAGTTATAAGGCTTCTCCGGGTCAACACGGATAATTCTTGGGCGAGTCATTCGAGTCTCTCCTTTTCTGACATTCCATTATAGAGAACCGTTCCCCACGGAATCCCGAATTGTTCAGAAGCGCTGACGTTATATTCAGGGTCGTATTTGGCAATAACTTTGCCCTCGTAAGTCAGAAGCAAAACTTGTTGTTGGTCGTAGTGCTTGCAACTGGTTTCTATATGCAGACGTGGAATAATGTATTCCTCATATCTCAGGCGCATCGCTTCTTCTAAATCTTTCTGCGAAATCTGTATTGTGATTCCGCGTTTGGATTGAATCACTTTCATCAAGTCTCCTTTCTATAAACCGTCATCTTCTTTTATCGGCAAGTCAGGCTCACTTTTTGGGAAACTCTTTGTCAAGCGTTCTTCTATGTTGTCTGGGTGCCGCAGGTTTTCTTCAAGCAGTTTTTCGGCCGCTTCTAACGCCTTTGCCATTCGCGCAGTGCGAATATATTTGTGTTCACACTTTGTCGCCTCAATCAATTCCCGTAACACCGCGTCCTCATCCGGCGCAGGCTTCTCGCCTTCGTTCACAGGCTCGCAAATCCCGCCTTTACTACAAGGATGTTTGCAGAAAAAAGAAGTGTATTCGTGGACATCTCTATGTTGGCACGGCTCTCTTCTATCGCACTCTTTCGCCTTCTTGCAAATCCACATAGCAGATGGCACAAGTTCTTCACAGTGTTCCCTAACCATTTTGTCAACTTCATCCTCATAAGATTGCTGTTTGCGTTCTTCCGCCAGTTGGCAAACCGCCTTTTCAAGCGCAGATAGGAGAGGTTGCTTGTTGTAAGGCGCATTGACGGCTTCACCCCATCCGCTGCATCCGTGCAATCCGCACAATATGCAATATCTGCAAAGAAAGAGAGTATTTCCTGTTGAATGAAAAATTACACATAAGGGACAAGTGCGCGAGAATTTTCCAAGCGTCCATTTGTCGCATTCCCATTTATTTTTCCACCACTTGAACCACGAACCCATCGCGGCGATAAGCGGCGTCAGAAGAGACTTCCAAGCAGGCGTTGCCAGAAAATCCGCCAGCCCTTGCCCAAGACTACAACGCGTCTCCCACTCTTCTAACCATTGCAATTCCTCTGCCGTTAGAAGGTTCTTCGCCTTCTGGTAGAATTCGGGCAGAACATCAATCTTTGGCACAGGGATAATTGTATACATCGGCACAAATTGCCAACCATTGTCAGCCTTCGGCGCCGGCAGAAGCGGCTTGACGCAAACTGAAATCATATCCCAGTCGCCCTTGAGGTTTGTTTTGCATCCGTCCGCACAGAGTTGTATTTCCCCCAAGCAATACAACTTGTCAAAAATCTTCCGCACATCTCCGCCCTCGCAGACCTCAAGGTCGGCGGCTTTGCGCCAGGCATTAGCAACGCTACGCTGTTCGCCCTTCACTTTTCTTATTACTCTAACGTGTCCGGAATTATCAATTTCTGCACTTATACATAACCATAGAATCCCGTCCAGACCTTTGCACCACTTCTCAAAAATATCTCCGCCCCGTGCAAACAATTCAGCAATCGTAGTCATTTCTTCTCCCTTCCAGTTAGTGAATTTCCACATCAATTTCTTGCTCTTTTAGTTTCGCCCCAACTATCTGCCGATGGCAGAACTCGCCCTCGTATTCCCAACACAAAAGCGTAATTTCGGGAACGCGGTAGAGAGCCTTTATCGCCGCGGCAATTTCTCCCCACTTATCGCCTATCTCACAGAGATACAATCGCGTATATTCTGTTTCTGATTCCACATAACCGCGCTTCCAAATACCAAGAAGTTTCGCGGAAGGCATTAGAACGGGTATGTCAGAAAGTTCCCGAAATGCAGGCGGCTTTGAGCGTGCAATAGAAAGTAGTAACCCGTGATGATTCTGAGGAGCAAAAAAACTCGCTGTATAGATTTTCATACCTTCTCCTTTCTCTTCACCGGCTCTGCTGCCAGAATAAGAAACTTACCGTCTGCACTATCATCCCGCAAATGATATAAGGCAATTTCCGCTAACTTGAAGATGTTTGCGAGTTCTTCTCCCATAGGTTTTTCTCCTCTCTCTGCCTTTGCTCGATATGCACCGATAGCCTTGCCAAGCCTCCGAAGTTCTGAGGGGAAAAGTATAATCATTTCCATTTTGGATGCTCCACTCATACCTTCCCCTTTCTCCCTTTCGCTATTTCCTTACGCACGTGCCAAGCGCCGGCGCGCTTCTCGCAGACTGCAAGCACCTGCGCCTCAAGTTCTGATTCGGCTACAATACTACTAACAACTTCACCTCTATATCGCAGAGTAAATCTGTAAACGAATTCAGCACCTATTCCATAATCGGCGAGCCAGACAAATCCCAATTCTGTGAGTCTCTGCCGCACTTCCATCGCGGCTTTGGCGTCTTGTGTAGGCTGAAAAGGATATGCCGCACTATATGCTGTTATGCCTCTGTCCTTATACCAAAACCAAACTTCTGGTTCGTCACTATCGGGACTATGCTTATGCCAATCCATCAACTCGACCGCAATCACATTGTCAATCGCGGTCATATCTTCCTGTGTCAGTTCATTCATTCCTTCTCCTTTCCCTTCAGCGCCTCGCGCGGCTTTGGATATTCCGGGAAATACTTGCGCACAATCTTCGCTTCCCTGAGTAGCACTGAAGCACCGGCAGCACCGGCAGCAGCATAGGCAGCACCGGCAGCATTACAGGCAGCATCGGCAGCACCGGCAGCACCGGCAGCACCGGCAGCATTACAGGCAGCATTACCGGCAGCATCGGCAGCATCGGCAGCACCGGCAGCACCGGCAGCAGCATAGGCAGCACCGGCAGCATTACAGGCAGCATTACAGGCAGCATAGGCAGCACCGGCAGCATTACAGGCAGCAGCATAGGCAGCACCGGCAGCGGTTTTTACTTCTTTCATACTTGCCCGACCTTTTGCCCATCTTTCTGTGGTTTCTATTGCTTGCAGCGGACGTTCCTCACCTTTCGGCACATATCTCAGTGCCAATCGCGCACACTGGCAGGCTGCGAGAATCAGTTTTTTGCGG